CCCTTCTTGACGGTTGCGGTGGCTGCCGTCACGCCGGAGAGCGCCACCTTCATTTCGCCCTTGCTGCCGGTGATCTTGAAGCTGGTGGCAGTACCGGGAGTGGTCGCCAGAGAGCCGGGGCAGTTCTGATCCATGTAGGTGTCCAGAGTATACAGGCGGCCCAGCTCAGCATTGCGCAGGGTCTCACCGTTGCCGGCATAGGCAACCTTGGACAGGTTATCGGTCAGAGCATAACGGTACTTATGGTTGGGATCCAGAACCAGGCGGCGCTGATCCATGGGGACCTTGGCGATGTCCAGGGCCTTGGACATGTCGGCGATGTCCTTCAGATCAGTGGGGCTGGCAGTGCCGCTGACGGTGGCGGAGATATTGGAAACCTCATTCAGCAGGTCCTCGTCCACGGCCTGGGCAATGGCACGCATTGCGGGAGAGATCAGCTGCGTGGAGAAGTCCTTGATATCCAGGGTCAGCTCCTTGGAGGTAACGCCGAAGGACACGTCGCGGTGACGGTCGATCTTCACAGGCACGCTGCCCTCGGAAGCGTCCTGCCGGGAGATGGCGCCGGTGAAGTTCTTGGCGGTGAACTTGGCGGGCTTACGGATGGTGACAGTGTCACCGATCTGGGCAAACTCGTCAGAGTAGTCACGGTGAACCAGATTCGCCATGACCAGATTGTTCTCCAAAACGATCAAGGCCTCGCGGGCAATGATGTTGGGGGTCAGAAAAGCGTTGGGCATATTTGATTACTCCTTTCAGTTTCTAGGGAAGCCGTCCTGTTTTGCACGGTAGGCGGCGTATTCTTCCATAGACATTTTTTCAATTTCTTCCATGGTAGGCTGCTTCGCGGATGCGCCGGGCGTCTCGGGAGCCGGCTTCGCTCCGGCCAGATTAGGATTCGGAGCGGGTTCAGCAGACTTGAACAGATAGGGCTTGCTTTCCTGGATGGGCTTCAGCAGCGCCTCCAGGTCAGTTTTCAGAGCACCGTCCTCACCGACCTCGATCTTGGACGCGTCCAGCAGGCCGATAACGTCAGCGGGGTCATGGACCTTACCGGACAGCGCCATGCGGAGGGCCGTGTCCTTCCGGATGCCGGCGATCTCCTTCTTGTGCTCGGTTTTCAGGGTCTCGATGGTGGTCTTGGCCTTTCCCGCGTCCTCTTCCAGCTTGGTGGGGTCACCGGAGCCGCCCAAGTCCTTGACGGCCTCCGCCGCCTTCTTCAAGGCATTCTCAGCGGATGTCGCGCGGCGCTTTTCGCCCTCGTACTTGTCCGCCGGGACAAAGGTACCGTCGTTGCCGACCACCAGGTCGACGTCCTTCCCATCCTTGCCCTTACCCTTCAGGGCGGTCTCCACCTGGGCGGTCAGTGCATCACCCAGCAGGGTCTTGATGCTCTCGAAAATCATGTGTTTTCTCCTCTCTGGCTGTTTATAAAGCGACTTCCACGCTCTTTGCCGCTCCCGTTGGTCAGGGACGGGAGGCCCTTGATGGTATGAAAAAACCGCCCATCAGGCGGTTTGATCAACAATATGGGTATAAGAAAACCACCGGCGCCTTTGGCAACGGTGGTTAATCTTCAATTACATCAGGGAGTTCTTCTCCGGTTCTCAGGCACTCGCGGATATATCCCACGAACTCCTCATAACTAATTTCTTCATAGTATATGTCTTCATACTCATCTGGCTCAATGCCGTTATGCTGTTCTGCATATTGCTGAAACAATTCATTCAGCTCATCAGTAACAAGACCGTTCCACATTCAAATCAGTCCTTTCAGTGCCATCATAGCATGAGTACTCAGATTTGGGAAGATATCTTCAAACATTTTTTTGACATCCGGGTCATTGTTGTAGTATGTTCGGCCGAACTGTGCCCACGCCTCTGCTTCGAGGTTTCCGGGTGTTTTCCAGTATTTTTTGCTGTGGCCAAATCCATACCATTCTTTTCCGCCGGACATTCCATTCAGGATATCCGCAATACCTCGATATGGATTATTAAGAGCTATATCTCCAGATTTTTTCGTTCGCACGGCATTTGGATACTTCATCTGTAGATATGCCTTAATATCACCATTACTGGCCATGTTCAAAGAAACCTGATCCTGTGCGATAGCCAGTGTCAATCCAGAACTGATTGCTCTGTCTGCATCCATCTCATGGAAAAGTTCGTGCGCAATAGTGCCTGGTGAAGAGTTGCTCCCCAAAACAACGGTATTCTTTGAGAACACTCCATGTAAATGGATGGATCCTTCTTTTTTGCTGATAGCATAATCAACGTCTCGGTAGACTTTTCTAAGGGCCTTAGCTACTTCCGGATTTGCGTTATTCAAGCCGGCACGAAAATCTTTTCGTACTTCCTGGGGAAGCGCACTGAATGAAACAACCTTTTTCCCAGTTACCAAGCTCTTTGCGGCTCTCCGGACGGTATCGGACACATCACTTTCTTCCTCAATGCCCTGCTTATCCTTCCACTCCTCATAGGTCATGCTCTCCGGCATCTTCGCACCGGAAGCAGCCCAGTCCGCAGCATCCTCAGGGTCATATTCAACCGTGGTGCATCGGTCATTGGGATGCATTGGGGGAAAGTTTACTCCGGGCGTGGCGTCTTTGATGGGGAAGTGCTTGCCGTCCAGAGCGCCGCAGACTTCGCAGGTGCGCGCATCCATCGTGGCCATGTACTCATACTCGGTGACGCCAGCGGCTGAATAGGCAGCCAGATCCGCCCGGTTATGGAGATGGCTTGTTTCAGTCCGCACAAGCCTCTCAGCCACCTTGTAGGACTGTCCCATTTTATTCGACAGGGCTTTTGAGGTCTCCGGGAGATTCTTTCCCTGGATAAGGCTCTGGGTGATGATCTCTCGGATGTTGAACACCAGAGCGTTTTTATTTTGCCACAGACGGTCAGAGAACATAGCGCCAGACCATGGGTACGATACGGCGTCCTGGATCATGCTGGGCGTCAGCTTCGCAACCTCAGATACCCAGCCGACGCGGGACTGGATGTCATAGTGCTTGTGATAATATGACTCCGTGTAGATCTCACCGAAGCCGGAAGTCAGCTCCTCCCGGCAGCGCTCATACATGACATCCATCTGAGCCTGTGCGTCTGCCAGCAGGGCTTCCAAACGGGAAATCTGGCTGTTGGCTGACAGGGCGTCCAGCTGAGCGGTCAGATCGGCCTTCACTTTCGGATCCGCCGCAGCGCTGATGTCTGCGACGTACTCCCTCAGCGTGGCCTTCCACTCCCTGGCTTCCTGGGCTGTCAGCTTACGCACGGCCTCCTCATAGGTCAGTCCATGCTTTGTGGCATACTTGCCGTAAAAGGACTGTATAGACTTTTTGAGCTTATCAGCAGCCTTCTGATACTCGTTGAACATCCGCTTATTCAGCAGCGTTCCGCGCAGATAGGCTTCCTGCTCACGGGTCAGCGCGCGCCCCATCCAGTATTCTTTGTTCGGAGTCATTGCACCACCACCCGGTCAGTTACTTTTGATTGGGGTCTCCGCCAGGATCTCCACCGTCATCGTCATCGGAGAACAGGTCTTTCCCATAGTCCTTCATTTCCTGCTCCCGCTGCTTCTTGATGGCGGCCAGTTCCGCATCCACGTCCTTCACCCACGGGTGATTCTCTAGCAGGGTGCGCTTGGACAGCAGCGAGGCGCTGCTGTTGATGTTGGCGATGATTTCCGTCTCGTCCACCGGCATATCCATGTTGAACTGAATATCGAAGGTTTCAGAGCGGAAGTCGCCGACGCCCTTCATCTGGAGCCAAGTGTCCAGGAACGGCTTCATCCGCAGGAAAGCCGCCTGAAGCTCAGCGCCCAGATCTGCGCAGTCAGCATCGAGATCCATGTACCGGAAGCCAATGGCCTTTCCGGATGCGTTCCCGAGGTCAGGGTCTTTGGTATCGACGGCGGATGCGAAATCATACAGGTCACGCCGCTGCTTATCCAGGAACGACAATACAGCATCCACGTTGATGTCTGCCTGCAGCTTATCGACGCCGCCGTCACCGTCCACGCGGATCGCCAGGTGCTTCTTCAGCTCAACCAGGAACTGACCGAGATCCTCGCCGCCGTAATTCCGTAGCACATAGATGAACTTTGCAATATCCCGAAGCACATCGGCGGTCACACTGGTTTGCCAGTTGTAATCGTCCACCAGCTCCTTGATGAAGCGCAGAAGAGGAAGTTCCTCCTCGTTGTATCTGAGCCAGATGAGCGGCACGGAAGTCCAGTTATACGGCTGCGGCCCATATGTGAAATGGCTTTCCTGCTCCTCGGGGATCTCCTTGTAATGGCCGTCGTTGTTCTCGTCAGTGAACCGGCGGACGCCTTCCAGGTTCCAGAATTCAGCATGGCCAACCCTTTTCCGCTTCTGGCCGATAAAGACGGTCTGCTCGTAGAAACGAATAAAGCCGTCCAGCTCATCTACTCTCTTCCA